ATTTCCTGTTGGTGCTGCTACTTCTGTATATACATATGGACTATCAGCAGTTCCTGAACCAGTACGAGTATAATAAACTTTTGTATCTACTACTGTAGTATCTTTTGAAACAGCATATGTTACATCACTTTCAAAGTCAGCATTAGGTAATACTTTTACTGGAATAGTAGTTGTACCAGCAGCCAGTACAAGTTTCATAGGATCTGCTGGACTAGAACTTAGAACATAGTTGCCATCTAAATCTTTTAATGTATCTAAGTATTGTAATCCATCATCATTTGTAACAATTACTGATGTTGATTTAAATGCTTGACCTAGTTTTACATTTAGAACTTTTTTGATGTCATCTAAACCAGTAATTTTTTCTTTAGCCTTAGTATTAATTTTTTCTAAGATTAATTTATTACGAGTTACACGAGATTCATCAGCAATCCAGTTAGTAAGTTCGCTATAGATATTAGCATCGCTATCTTCGAACAATTCGTTTGTTACAGGTAAGATACCCGCATATTTTTCAATATTATATGAGTATCTATCAAATTGTGGAGTATTGTTTTGTCCAATAGTTCCACCTTCACCAACTTTAGTAAAACCTTTTTGATGAGAACGTTTTTTAAATGTTCTTTGACCACTCATAGTAGATACTGACTCTTTAGATACTAATTGTTCTAATGAGAACTTAGCTTCTCTTAGATGTTCAATATCAGTAGATACATCTTCTGGTACTGTATAACCACCATCAATATTAGAACCTTCACTCATTGTATTTCTAATACGTTTGATGTTATCAGCAAAGTTTTTAACTTTATCTACTACTTTTGCTTTTGCTACTACTTCATCAGTAACAGTTTCTTTTTCTTCTTTGAAAAGTTTTTCTGCTAATTTATATTCACGTTCTAGATTTTCAATTTCAACTAGTTTACTTTCTGCTCCTTCTAAGTTTTTTGCTTCAAACATCTTTACTGCTTCATCATTCAATACTTCAATTTGTGCTTTAATCTCACGCATTTTTTTATTCATTATTTTTTCCTTCTTTCTCTTTTATGTTTTTCATAATTAATTAACCTTTAACCAAGCCTCATCTAGCTTTGATTTCTTGTTCTTTTTCGTTATTTTTTTCAATTAAAAAATCCTCATTTTTTTGAGGATTTTCTTCTATTTCTTTAGTTTTTTCTTCTTTTTCTTCATTTTCTAAAGAATTTTTTATGTACTCAGGTACATGTTTATAATTCTTGAATAAATCACTTTTAATATTTGCTACTGCTACTTTTTCAGTATCTAGTAAAGTAACATTAAAGTATTTATCCATATCTTTAGCATTAAGCCATGTTTCTTCATCGATTAATGCTTTTATTTCTTTTTCCGATGCTTTTGCTTTACTCATATACATAGGCATCATAACACTATCTTCAATCTTGTTAAGTGCATCGATAGTACGCTGCATATCAAAAGCATTTCCAATAGCAATAGACATAGGTTTATGAACCATTACAGTAGAGTTTTTATATAGATTAACGTTATCTGCTACCATCATTAGAAATGATGATGCACTGGCACTTAATCCATCTACATATGCTTCAATCTTAGTACCTTTATCTTTTACTCTATTTAACATGCTAATCATTGATGAAGCAGTAAATACATCTCCACCAGGAGAGTTAATATATAGGTTTAATGTTTTAACATTACCTATGTTGTCTAATTGTTCTTTGAAGTCCATTAGACCAACATCAGTATCACTTTCTTCACCTGTCCACCAATCTACTGTCTTTTCTTGGACTATTTCTCCATATATAAAAAGATCAGCAGATGAAGATGATATATTTTTAAACTCATAGAATTTTTTCTTCATCGCTATCACCTCCCTCCTTGTCCTCCTCTTCATTTTCCTTTGGTTCTTCATCTTCTTTAGGTTCTTCATTTGGAGCATTAGCATTATTTGAATTATATTGATCGCCTATTTGAATTGCTCTAATAGTAGAACCATTACCGATTAACTCATCTCCACCTTCTTTAGCATCTAAATCTAAGTATGCTCTAGCTTCATTTGGAGTATATAAGAAGTTTGATATACCTTTAGTTAAACTTTCTACTTGAGTCTTTAAATCTGCTCTTAAAAGCATTCCAGTATTAAATTTAAAGTAATATCCCATTCTTATTTCTTTTTCACTAAGTAACTTATAATTTAATTCTTCTTCATATTGTTTAAGTATGAATAAAAGAGTATCAACTAAAAAAGCCAAGTTTTGAGCTTCTGAAGAAGCATAACTTGACTTAGAGTAATCATTAATTTGTACTGGTTTAATACCAAATGCACTAGCTATTTGTAATGCACTATATTTTTTTAATTCAATAAATTCATTATCACCTAGTTTAGTAGTTAATGGTTGTAGGTTAGCACCTAATGGAATAGGAATTAATCCTTTACCAGCTTCTACTTCACCTTTGGCATAGTTCTCTATATTTCTTAAGAAGTTTTTTACACTATCATCTTTTAAGTTACCAGTGTATTGAACTACAGCTTTAGCAGTAAAACCACTATCGTATAATGCATTTTGCATCTTTTGAGCTTTTTGATTGCCTGTAATAGTTGTTTCTAATATTTCTCTTACTGCTAAACCTTTTAAACCATCTTTATCAGTAATAGATGTTTTGAAATGTAGTATTTCTTCACTGGAGAATTTATAGGTAGTTCCACCACAAGTATATAAGTACCATATATCAGGTATTTTACTTAATAGTTTGGCATCATCGTACCATATTTCTACACATGAACTATCTAATGGTATCAGTTGTATCTTTTCACCGAAACCATCTATTAATGCATAAGCATTTCCATAGTGATTTCTATTATATTCAATTGTGGACCAAAAGTTAGTTGATGTCATAAATCTATTAGGACGATTTCTTACAACATTATAAAGTGGTTTATCAAGTGCTTCGATAACACCATTCTTTTTAGTCTTACGATATAACTTGAATGGCAGCTTACCTATTGATTCACTTAATATTTTTAAGCAAGCAAAATAAGTAGCTTCTGATCTAGCATCTTTATCTAGATTTTTATCTATTCCTAAGAAATCTGCTAATTGCATCCATTCGGATAAATTACTAGTATTCTTAGGCTTAAATATATTTTTTAATTTAAACATTTTTTCACCTTCTTTCTTTTAGGCATTTAAAAAAGACTACTAAGTAGTCTTCGAACAACTTATAATTTTTCTACTAAATAATAAATAGTTTCTTTATCAAACATATTAATATACTTACATCTTGTCTTTAATGCACCTTCGAATTTATCACTATTATTATAAAAATCATTTACAATTTTATTTTTGTTTTCTATTAACCAAGAAATAGCTTTATGCATATCCATCATAAAAATTACTATCTATATCTTGGTTTAACAATTCTATTGCCATTTCGTTTAATATAGTTAAAACACTTAAATCACTTATTTGAATTTTTTTCATATCAATCTTACATTCTCTTTCTAGCAAGTTCCTTTTTTATATCCTTCTGTTATAGCGTTATCTATATTAGTTGCATAAAAATCATAATTTGAATAATTCTCTATGTAACAATCATAACTATAGTAATACTTACTATCTTCTGGAACTATAACAATATAATCATCCAAGAAATTAATTTTTCTTTTATTCTTAATCTGCTCTAATGCTGTTCCACAAGTATTAATAATCTCTCCTTCAACGTCTTCATAATAATCTCCATCTATGAAATAACCATAATCTCTTCTTATATCGTTATATAATAGTAATGTTATTACATTTGTAGAAACTAGAATTCCAATAACTATATATAATGATATTGTTTTATTTAATTTGAAGTATTGTTTACCACATTTAGTACATTTTTTATCATCGTTTAATTTTCCACCACAATTTTTGCAGTATATAGTTTTTTTCTTAACTTTTAAATCTTTTTTCGTTATATTTTCATTTATATTTTTTATCTCTTTTTTTATTTCTTCAATTTCAACAAGACTATCGCCACAATGTGGACAATATAAGTCATCATCTTTTACACGATGATTACATTTTTCACATACATACTTAATGTCATTGTTACTTTTATTCTGAGTTGGTTTGGTATTTTTAATCTTTTCATCGGAATCTTTTTTAGTTTCATCAACAAATAACCATTTATTAATATAGTAATAAACCACAGATCCCAATCCACCAACTAATCCAATTTCAGTACCAGCTTTTAGTATAAGCGATATAATAAGTACTATAATACTGTTCCATCTACATATTTTTTTACCTTTTTCACATGCAAATTTTTGGTGATTTAATATCCTCCAAACTAATGGAACTATCATACATATTGTAGAAATAATTAATAAATCAATCACTGCATACATATTTGATTGTTGGTCAGTATATATTCCTGCATTTAGATAACTTCCAGCTTGTATTACGTATAGTAACAAAAACAATAAAACTATATTTATTGTTTTCCATAATTTTTCTCTATTCATATAATCACTTCCTAAAATAATTATATCACAATAGGAAAATCTTGGATTATTAAATAAGTAGTCTATTCTTCGTGCCATCCCATAGCTTGTAAGTAGTTAGTCATTTCTGCTTCGATATCTATATCTTCTTTGAACTTCATATAAGTTACGTGAGCATCTATTACAGCATCTACTGGATCTATTCGTTTTGTTCTAGCTCCAGGTTCTTTATCTACTTTTATTTCACCAAATGAGTTAGCTACTACTTTGGCATTAGAAAAAGACCAACTAAGTAACTCGTTATGTTTGTTGTATTCTACTATTCCACTCTTAACATTTAGTTGCATATCTACAGTAGCATCATTTAAGAACTTGGCAGATTGAGTCACTTCTAAAAGTGGTACACCTAGTTCTTCTAAATCACTTAAAAAACCATCGGCATTATGAGGATCGTAACCAATGGCTTTTATATTTAATTCATATTCTTGTATTAATTTTTTTAAATGAGCGATTATAAATTTATAATCGTTTTTAAATTCATTTACTCCACCAGTAACAGTTATTAGTTCGTTATGTTCCCATATATCATAAGGAGCAATATCGGTTTGAATATGTTCTTGCATTCTACCTTTAGGCATAAAGGAATGAGAATATAAATATATTTTTTCTTCGTGAGGAAATTCTAGAGCAATACTAGTTAAATCTCCACCACTTGATAAGTCGATTCCACAATAGCAAGAACAACCTCTAAATTCTTCTAGTGTTTTAGTAGTTCCACATGCTACCCATTTTTCCAAGTCAATGAATTGTGTATCTTCATCCCTTGCCCATTTATTAAGCCTTTTAGTTATGAAGTCACGTAAATCACTACCTCCCATATCTTTAGCTGTTTGGGAGTCTTGTCTTAATGTTTCTAGACCTTTTTCCGTACTTGCTAAGTATGGATTAGCTTTTATCCAATTTTCTTCATTCCATATATCATCGTCCTTGTCTAATGCAAATATATCAACAAAGAAGTCTTCAGCAGTTACTGAACCTTCTAGAACTCTTATTGCATATGAGTCCATTTCATAACTAAATGATTCAGGACCAATATCGAAACCTCGTGTAGTAATCATACTTACTAAGGTTTCATCTAATGCACCAGTACCATTATAGATAGCTTTATATATCCTGTTATCTTTATGCTGGTGTATTTCATCGATTGAAGAAAAGATACTTCTAAATCCATCATCTAAACCAGCTTCTTTAGATAAAGCTTCGATAGTTGAGTTAGTAAGCTTGCATTCAATTATTGATTTGTAATCTTTAACCTCAAACATATCTTGTAAATCTTTATCTACTTTAATAAACTTTGCCATCTCTTCCCATGCTAATCTTGATTGTCTTTTTTTAGTTGCTACAGTAAATAATTTACCATAGTTATAACCACAAAAATTTCCGATGTAAGTTCCTATAATACCATTCTCAAACGTTTTTCCGTTTTGTCTTCCTTCGGATTTATAAGAACGTCTAAACCTTCTAAACCCTTTTTTGTTTTTCCACCCAAATCTACAACCGATATCGAATATTTGTGATCCGATTAGTTTTACTGGTTTAGGTGCTCCACCTTCAGCAATGGTAAGAGTTTCAGCATAATTAAGTATTCGTTCACTAGCTTTAATATCCCAATGATAAGGAAATTCATCTGTATTTTGTCTTGCTAAATCATTTAAATGTCTTTGACATGCAAGTTTATGAAGATGTCCACAAATTATTTTTCCATCCACAACTTGTTGTGCATATTCTGTAACTCTATCAATACTCATTACATACCAAACTTACTAAATTTATTTTCTTTTGGTTGTTCTTTTACTTCAGGCATAACTAATTTACATCGAGATGCAATAGTTAGACCTAAGTCGTTAGCACTTGCACGACATTGTTTAAATGCTTTATCTTGCATAGTCATTAACTTTTCCATTTCAGAAATTTTATTCTTCTTAGTCGCTTGGTTTAGCATACTGGTGT